GAACCCGAGCCGCCAGTTTCATAGGCGGCACCGTCAGTATAAAGCGCGGTCTGAGTTTTAACACCGAAGCCGATGATGGGAGCCGAGCCCGTAATTCCGGCCGTTACGGCCGTACCTTTTTGCGTCCACGGCAGAGCCGAGGTGAAATAATCGTGACGCTTTCCGCGCTTGAGAAGCACGTAGTTGGCAATAGAATCCGGCCCGTCGCCCTTGTCGACGGTGACGGAATTTTGAAGGTTCTGATCACGAAACCATTCGTTCCAGATCAGATTATAGGCCCGGTGATACAAAGAAATGTGCTGAACCGTAGCCCCGCCGCCGAGAGGCGGGATTCCCATGTAGTCCGAAAGGCTTTCGGCCGTGGGATTGTACGCGGTAAACACCGGCACGGTGTAAACAGTTGAATCCGTTGGGTTTGCTTTTTCTCCCATGAATTTAGGAAAGTTGGTCCAGACAAGACGGTTCGGCACAAAGAAATAAAACGTGTCAAGATACATATTGTCCATGACCGGGACATTGAGAGCAGACGCCATGCGTACAAAAAGCGTGGCGTCGACGTTGAAGGTGTCACCAGGGAGAATTTCATCCACATAGAACGGGATGAGATAACCGGAGTTGAACATCGTTTTGTACGTGTGAGACCGGTCAAACACCGACCGGGGGATGTCCGCGTGCGGAACTTCCGAAAAAATGTGCTTCATTTGTGACGGCATTCTCATGTTACCTTCTCCCTGTGTAGTAGACGAAGCACGCTTCGCTACAGTATTCCATTCCGTTAATTGAGACGTACCAAGCTTCGGTCATTTGTTGACCACATCGACACTTTTTTAATTTTGTTGTGACAGCGGTGGAGGTAGGCGCACCCCCCTCGCTGTCACTGAGAACACTTAGATCTAGAGGTTGCGTGTTCTCATCGGCGCTCATTAAGCGCCTGTCCCTGAGCCGGAGGCTCCGGCACCCGGCTTATCAGCCGGGGCCCCTTTTGCGGCTCTCGCCGCAGCTTCCTTTTTCTCCTGATCGAGCACGGCCCTTTCTTCGGCCGTGATACGAGTGACGCCGTCGTCTGCAAGAGCGGTTAAGAGGACCTCGCGGTCCTTGAGCCCGAGTTTGACGGCTTCGGTATCGTTCTTGGGATCTTCCAAGAAATCGATCAGCAGTTGCGGATTGTTTTCGAAGCGATTCCGGACGGACGCCGGAAGCGTAAGGAATGCACGCTCGACGTTGGCTATCGCACATTTGGATGTGTAATAGTCTTTAATTTCCGTGAAATCTCCGTACATGGGTTGGCGCTCATTTCCTGATGCGTCGACAAGGACGCCGGTCTTTTCATAACGCGCCATGATTTTGTTGACGTCGGCGGCATCCATATCCGCTTGATTTGTCATTGAACGATCGTTCGCATTTTTCTTGTCGAACGTCGTACCGGGCGCTATCGCCTTTTGCGCCTCGTAGTCATAACGCGTAATGATTTTGACCATCGAATGTGCTCCTTACTTTTTTTCTATTTTGAGGTTTTGAGCTTCTTCGATGAGGACGGGCATTTGCTTTGGCGTGATGACTCCCGAGGCATCGTCGAACTCTCCGAGCAGATAAAGGGCGTAGTCGCCGGGGTGTTTGGCCATCGGCGTTTCAGGGTTGTTGACGTCGTCCTCTAATGCTCGGACAGCGGCCGCCGTGTTAGGACTGTAGAACGGGCGGAAGTACGCCGCGACTTTTTTGTCCCACACCGAGAAGATTTGGAGCTTTTGCATTTTTTTTCGCCTATTGTTTTTCTAAACGACGAGGAAGCAAGTTTAACTGCGCCTGTTTTATGGCCTCTGCCGCTTCCAGTCGAGCAGGTGCCATATCTGGATTGTACCGAGCGTTTCTGATGCGCTCTTTGCGTATTAAATCAAATTCTATAGCGTTTGTCAAGTTTACTTGGTGCAACTTATCGTAGTACTTGGGGATTTTGATTTTCTTCCCTCTGATAACTGTAAAATCCTTTGGGTAGAGATCGCCTTTATATTTTTCATACCACCCGGCACCGAGGCCGGGACGGCGAGACATTGTGGAGTATTCAGGCGTGCGGCCGCGATAGTGCGCCGCCGCCATTTCTTGCGCGGCTTGAGATTCTCCTTTAATTTTTTTCATGATGTAGCGTGCTATGTAGGCGACCGATTCAAATGTAACGTCGCCAATAATACAAGAGCCGTGGCCCCATATTTCATCGAGAATTTTTGACGTATAGAGACGATTTCCCTGCCGGATATCCCATAGCCGTTTGTCGGGGAAGTCGATGCCGAATAGGCATGCGTGGTGATGAGGACGGCCGAATCTTTCGCCGTATTCTCCGGCGTGGAAGTATTTGATTTTTCGGCCCGGATAATGAAAGCGTAAACGCTTCATGAAGTCTTGAAAGTGAAATTTATGAAGAGAGATTGTAGGGTCGACAAGCTTGCGTGGTTTAAGCCGTACAATTTTCTTTTTGTCGACCCGATGAAGCTGACACCATGGCCCAAATGTCAGCGTAAGAAATACATTGTCGTCGTGCTGAGAGGCTTCGTGAACGCACCGGACGGCCCATTGTCGGGACCGTTCGAGGCGACATCCGAGACATCGCCCACAAGGTAAAGTGACAGGCCAATCAAGGCGTACACCATGTTTCGGATTAAAATAGACCGGACGCTTTCCAGTCTCGGGATTAATTTCGGACGCATAATATCCGTGTAACGGGTGATAACAAGGCATTGAACACTACCCCTAGTTGTTGTCATACGGGCCGCGCCCGACCGATATACAACGGGTAGTGCTTAAAGCCGAATACCGCCCCTCATGGGCCGCGCCGGTGCGGAACTGTTAATTACGTGCGTACTCCCCGCAGTCTTTGAAAATACATGCTTGTCGCGGTAGACATTACCGATTTTGCGACGCCCATTTTGCTTGTTGGCTTTGGTGACATCACGGTTATACATTGAACACCTCCTTATACTGGCTCAGGACGAAAATTGTTGTCATCAGCAAGTAAAGCACGCAGACGCTGATTCTCAGCGTCAAGCTCTTTCCACTTATCGACATACGTTTTTTTAAAGAAATCAGCAACAGCCCGAGCAGAATTACGGATACCATTCCAGATTCCTCCGTGTACAAGATGTTTGGGCAGATCGGCGACAATCGTTGCCGACTGCGCATTTGCCTGATTTGCTTGTGCATTGTTGAGAACCTGTTTGGACCGCTCCGTGCGAATTACTTCCTTGTTTAACAACCCCTCCGCGATATTCTTAGCGGAGGATTGCATTTCCGTGCCCCAATTGGCACGGGGATTTTGAAACGTGGCCATAGCCCCTCCGGGGGTAGATGCACCCCCATTTGCAGAGAGAATAGGATTAAGCCCTGCCGCTTTTAAATCGGCGACCTCGCGTTGATGCGCCGTGTTAGACATCCTTTCTTGGAAGTCCATTTGCTTTTGCGCCATATCGGCGTTGGCTTGGTTGGTTTTATCCTGCGATTTCGCCGATGAAAGAGACCCGAATATCCCCGCGCCGGCTGATATGCCGGCCGCGAGTAATGCGTCGTCGATTCCGAACATATTACTCCTTAGTGGACTTATTTGCTCCGTGACGCGCCCCAAAGAAAGAGGCGACCGTTGTCAGAATTGCGAGCGCGAGAGCCGCCCAGTCATGAGAGTTCATTTTTTTCCTCCTTTTAGAAGTGGTCAATGAGGCCGGGCACCGAGTAGACCGGCATCGGGCGGACTGCTTTGCACTTGATGAACGAATCGAGCACGAACTGAGGCTCCGACGTGACCGCGACAATGCGGTTAATCGGGTCCGAAGTGCTCACGGGTTGCGTGATAAACGTGGCCGAGAGCGTCGGAAGCGTGGTGAACTTTTCCGCGAGGTGCCACACATCGAGAGGCGTCGCGTAGGTTGACCGAAGCTTGCCGGTGATTTGGCTCTGCTTATACCTGTATTCGGCATACCGTTCCTGATAGCCGAACGCGGCGGCATCGGCCGTAAGATCGGCCGAGCCTTGCAGATAAATTTCTTTGTTTAGGATAGCCTGTTCCCCGAGGTGAGATAGCGCCGGGAAATAGTAGTCCAGACGGGTCGAACGGCTCCAATGCCGTTCGAGCCCTTGCTGATACGAAAGCTCCGCACGGACGGACAGAATGCCAATAACCATCCCATGCTCTGTAAAGCTTTTCGTGAAACCCTCACGCTGTGAGACTCCCGCCGCATACGCGGCCAGGTTGCCTTGTGGCGTGGGTTGAGCGTTACTGGATGAGGTCTGCGGGACCTGATTGACCCCGATGGGGGTCGAGCGGCCGCCGAGGAACTCGGGGCGCTGAAGCCGGGCGTCGGGGGATGTGACACCGAAATGGGCACGGACCATTTCCGTGTAACGAGTGCCTCCGCGAGCATCGCGCTCGAGCATTTTCTGCGTTTGAAACGCAAGCCGAAGAGCATTGATTGATAGGCCGGAGGCCGAGGCGAGGTCCGCATAAATAAGCGGATAACCGCTTGAGGCCGCAGACATTTTGATGCGCCATCCGTTGTCGTCAATCGTGCCCGACTCTTTATAGTACGGGTACGTGACAGAACCCGAGCCGCCAGTTTCATAGGCGGCACCGTCAGTATAAAGCGCGGTCTGAGTTTTAACACCGAAGCCGATGATGGGAGCCGAGCCCGTAATTCCG